GAATACAAGAGTATAGGAACCGCTGGCTGAACTATCCAAGTCGATTTGGAAGACGGCATTAGTACCACCACCAGTGGTTCTACTAATTACTTCGTACTCAGTTCCAGTGCTATCATTCTCGAATTTGACACCAGTACCGGCGGGTACAATTACATCACAACCAGTTAGGGCTATAGTGACTTCCTCTTCTGGCTCTGTCTCGGTGTTAGTAACACCTTCAGCACGGAAACCATCGTAAACGAAAAGATCAGCATTTTTTAGGTCGATAGGTGCGAAACCTACACGATTAAGTAGATCCATTTTAGTTACTCCAAAGTTACTAGCTAGTTAGAACAGTTAACCCTTGTTCACGGCACAAGGTAGCCTAGTTTCGTAAATGAATTTCGTAGATGCCTTCTATAGAACCTTGTTTGGTTCTAATATCTTTGTGGGCTTCCCCGAAATTGTTAATGACTAATTTATCTGAGGCCGTTTGCCTCAGTTTCAATGTCCCAACAAACTGATCACCATCACCCCAACTATAGATACAAATATCAGTGAAAGAACTGGCGAATATACCGCCAATTTTCACTTCATCTTGATAATTATCAGAGATATCAGTTGAATACAAGATACTGATTCCAACCAGTAACTTGAATTCATTTCTGCATATCTGATTTATAATGGGGCCATCCATCTTGAATTCGACGAACCGGTTTTGGGAGGACGTGTCCCGGTGTGAATTCGGTATATGGAAATAAATATCATTGCTATCAGCAACCTCCTTGAAGTGCTTAATAGCTGATATTAAAATCCATTTAGCCCAGTTAGGGTTGACAGTGTACATCATGAATTAGCTCCTAAATTCAATCCAGACAAAGCATCAAACACTTCGGTTATAGGCTGCCCTAAATACTCTTTAACTTCTAGTATCAAAGCCTGTTTATTATCGTATTCTACCGTCTTAGTAATCATATACTGCTTATTATTGAAAAGAGCGTAGTCATCTATTTTCAATTCAAGTTGTCTTATATCAACAGTATTAACAACAATAGACCTATTATTTATATCATAAACAGGTCCACCATTGAAAATTCGTCTTGTCAAAGTATTTGGAAGAACAAGGGCTCTGGAAATATGCTTAAATGAAACTGTACGTCTAATCTCACCGGAGGTGATATCGGTTACAGCTTCTACAATCTTAAATAAAGTTACTGGTAGACCATAGTCTTTATTCAAGAAATAAAGCGTATCACTAATTATATCTAACATGTTACCGCCTTTATAATTAGTGATGTAGCTAATGTAATAAGAGAACCCGCAATTAACCACACACCCCGTCTAACGTTCTTAATTGTCTGTTCCGTTCTATCTAACCTAGTTAGTATACCTGGCTTATCATGATCTTTTAGATTGCCTAAAATAGCAACATTAAGATCGGTAACAGCCTCTCTTAATTCGGTTAGGACTCTGGCAATGTCATTAAGGTCCATGGCTTTCCTCCTGATTTTAATATCAAAGGAGGGCCGGATAGACCCTCCCTTGATATGATTAACTTAACCTAGGAGTACAGCACCTTGGTCTTTATCTAGCACCTTGAGTCCACATAGGAAGTCAAGAGTTACTAGCATACCCTGCTTAACGCCTTGATACTGCATAGTAACACGAATTGACAGACCATTGTAGCTGATAACAGCTGCGTCAACGCTCTTACCCTTTGGAAGGGCTAGAGGACGGAGCACTAGAGCAAGTGCTGGTCGTCGGAACGCGAAGTTATAAGAACCACCTGGACCATAGCCAACAGTGTAGTTATTGGCTAGGGCAGCTTCAAGTGGTCGATCAAGTTGAATAATATACTCACTACCGCTGGAAGCCTTTACGCTGACAACAGCGTACTCAGCAGCTAGTGGCGTTGCACCGTTATTGAAGGATACTAGTTGTCCCACCTTTGGTACACCAGCACCATCAACCCAAACTGGTCCATCATAGCCAGCCGGATACGATGTTGGACCACCTGCCGAAGTATGCTCAGCAAGAGCTACAGCACCCATGACACCCTTATAAGATTCGGTATTAGCAGATAAGGCCCGTCGTAATGGACGGTTCAAGGTTAGGTTATTAGAATCTATTTCCATAATACGATAAGGGAATCGGTCATCAGTAGTAGCAAAATAGATATACTGACCTACAGCGTAGCTAGCTCCGGCAGCATCATCACTAACTACAACTGTTGCACCCTTTGCTGCCTCAGCAATATCGTCTGCATCAACCGTTCCTGGCTCAACGTAGTAAGGCATGTTCTGGCACATGAAGCAATTGTATCCGAGCTTCTTGCCTAGTGACGCCTCACGGAGAGCAGTACCGTCATCACCGACACGCTCAGCAGAAATGAATAGGTCCAACTTAAGTGCCCAAGTCTCACTATCGGGAGTAAGAATAAGAACACGATCTTCAGTTGGTACGTTCTTCTCGTTCTGGAGTTGGCGTACATCAAGAATTAGTGACTTCGCATTATGGGCGTCACCAGAAGTGGCGTTCATCATCCCAAGATCACCAACCGTATTATCAAGATACTGGTATACTTGACCAAGAATCTTTCGGTCAAGCTTACTTGCCAGTGCCTTTGCACCTGGTTGCATATACTTTGTAACCAAATCCGCGAATGAAAGTGACATCTCACGATCACGGATCAGGAAGGCAACATGGATATGCTGGTCTAGCTTAACAGCGATATTCTCGGCTGTGGCGTCTTGGACGGTAACATCATCATTGACACCCTTATTCTCAGCCTCAAATTCGCCCGGCTTACGGGTATTAACCGTATCGCCGAAATCCTGTATCTCCTCACTGAAATCAGTGTGGACTAGGCGAGAAGCCACCATATTCTCTTCGAGCAAAGCTAGAGTTTCCTGGGCCCAACGCTCTGGAACCCAAGCACGATCATCGGTATCGAAGTTATTGTCGAAAGCTACGTAGTTGAGAAGGTTCATTGTTTTCTCTCTTGTTTGTGATTTTAGTATCAGAACACAAACCCCTAATTACTTGTAAGCTAAGTTAGGGTTCTTAGTCCTAAGTTCTCGGTACTTCTGGGGGTCATTCACTACCTTGAGAATGTCTCCCTTAGCACCTGCGGAGCCAGCATTATTTCCTCCCATACCACTGGCCTTACTACCCTCAAAAAGGTTTCCATACTGAGGTAGCTCCTTCATACGCTTGATTGCCTCTTCAACCGTTAGGTCAAGAGTTATAGGCTTATCATCTTTGTCTCGATCCTCGAAGTCAATTCGAGTCTCGAATGAGTCAATTGGTTTCCCAGTTTCATCAACTTTCTGAACTAATCGTACATCACCGCGAAGCATTTTGAAAATCTGGTTAGGGTCAACAGCCTTATTCGAGGATGCCGCACGAAGAATGTCATTAGACACCACTAAGTTAGCATGACGTTTCTGCCACTCTGTTCTCTCATTTTCCAGAGCGACTAACCGCTCGTCATAACTCTTTTGGAGCTTAGTTTCCTTCTGTCGTGACCGTTCCTCGGCACTCATCGTGATCTTCTGTAGTTCCTCGATTTTCTTTTCAAGAGATTCCTTCTCTTCAGATGACATTTTAACACTCTTCTTAGTCTCTTCTAATTGTTGAAGAAGGGCTTCTTGAGCTTCCTTCGTCTTACGCTTCTCTTTCGCGAGGATAGAATTAACTTCCTCTTGAGTGAAGTTCTTTTGTTCTTGTTCTTCTTCGCCATCGTAAGCAGTAAATAGTAGCATTAGAAATACCTTTACGTTAACGGGGTAAAGTCACCTAGTTCACACGACGCACACGAATAGACTTAATCTTAGCAAGATAAGGGCGAAGATAGTTCCAAGCTAAAACACTTGGAATACCAGCCGCTATATGCTCTACTTCAGTATCTTTGTCCCAAGATACTGATACACCTTCAAATCGACGATTCGTAACACCTATGTTACTGATTTCCTTATCAGGATTAGCACCACGTAATAGCTCATAAGCTATCTCGTAACAAGCGATTTTAATATCAGTTGGTACAACTGTATCTCCATCTCTCGGGAACTCTAACTCTTGTGTATCAACCGTCTTCTCACCGGAGAACCGGAGACGATCAATACGCATGGTAGCTTCAATTAAGGCTTTTTCCTTATCAGAAGCTAGAGCCTGGGTCCACTGATAGACATGGAGCCTATCCTCGAAATACAGGTCAGCATTTTCTACGGTATCATAAGCAGTCATTTAAGTTACCTTCAAATTGGTGACTTCTTAACCGAAAGTCTCCTCAGTCTCGATGCGGGCTACCCAGTTAATGTTGTTGTCGGCCTTGCCGGTCACGAGTAATCGAATAGCTTGTGCTGCCGTAAGTGCATCCACGGCACAG